TGTAACAGGTAATAATGTACGCATTGACATGCCTGCAACACTAGGTGTAAGCAAGTGGGACGATCTAGAAGAAGTTGTACGTATAGACAGAACAATTGATAAAGTTTATATGCCTGCAATGGCCATGATTAGAATGAATAATGCAGGTAACTCAGCATACACAGTTGATAGTCATGGATACGCCGGAAACAATCCAACATTATTTGCAATAGGCGGCATGACTATAGCATTTGATTTAGGCCAAGTAGGCGGCCACCCATTTGAAATACAAGATGGTACTGGTACAGCATACAATACTGGATTAGTTCATGTTGATATTATTGGTAATGTTACGACTGGATCAAACGCACAAGGGCAAGACACTGGTACGTTGTATTGGGAAGTTCCGGAAACTATATCAGGAAATTATAGGTATCAATGCACATTGCATCCAGCAATGGTAGGCGCTATTACAGTTAAACGTATATCAAGTATTTAATTGTCTTACTATTGAATCAAGTTTTTCTTTAGTAGTAAGTAAATTATGTTTGATATCAATTAATTGTCTTGGTTTAATATATCCGCCACTACCGCTTTGATGACCTACATCTATTTCTAAACTTAGTGCTTCAAATGTATTAATATATTCGTCTAATTTAGTTTTTAGTTTACCTTCGTCTAGGTTATTGCTTGCCGCTTTATATCTAGTAATATCTTTAATCCATTTTTCGGATTTTGTTAATCTTGGAAACATCTTTTATCCTATATTTGTTGAAGGTAACACTACAAAGCTATCTTTTTCAAAATCACCGTTGCTGGATTCTGTTATAGAACTATCAGCTACCATTGACTCTAAACAACACGGCATTAATGGCAATACATGATGAGTCTGTCCTTCGGCTAATACAGTCTCAAATAACTTTCCTGTATCAGTGTCAATCCACCTTAGTTTAAAATTACCAGTATTAACAAACCAAGTTTTTTCCTTTTTAACATTAAAGAAAAAATTAGTTCTACTTCCTACACCGTCAAATGCAAGTATCTTTGTACAATAATCATTAGTCCTAGCGATTGTTAATTCGTGTCCCCAACTATGCTTTTGTACGTCAGCCATTTTCGTCTATTACCTTTAATACTTCAATTATCGTTCTTAACTTACTTTGTATTGTTTTATTTTGTAACGTATTTCTTAACCCGTGGTGTAACGGCTTTGGCCATTGCCCTGTAGTAACCCAGGCATAACCATCATGCTCATGATTGAGTGTTGGAATAAATTCGTTTTCTACCACAATTAAATATGTATGAAAGGAAAAGTGATTGTCATTACTAACAAAACTTTCTAATGGAAGAACTTTGGTATATTCTACATTGCCTATTTCTTCTGTGACTTCTCGCTTAAGGCCTTCCCAAGGAGTTTCAGTATTCTCATTTGTGCCACCAACAAGCCCCCAAGAAATATTAGACTTATTTCCTGTCCTATGTAAAAACAAAAATCTTTCTGTGGCTAAGGAGTAGAATAATGCTCCACTGCAAACAATCTCTTTCATACTAATAATTATGCATCAAGTAGTATGGTCCAGGTCGCTCCTGAGTATTCTCCTTCGTAACTCTTAATCCAAAACTCACCATTCCATTTGTATTGGATGCCTGTATTCAAGTTACTTGTATATGTTGCTGGCGAACCAGTACTTCCGTCATCGGCTCCACTTGCATCAAACACAATATGCCAATTTGCACCGTCCCACTCGATGATATCACTTTCATTAGCAGTAAAGTCTGTTCCGTTTGTATTTTTCCAAGCGTCAGGACCATCAGTGTTGTCAGTACTACCTATGTCAGACAAAATGAGTAAACGTATTCCTGATTCTTTTACATTGTCAGGATTAAACCTTAGCGGATCAACAATATAGTCTATCGTAGTAAAACTATTTGTACTTCTTGCAGGACCGGCAATAACAGTATCGTCTGGTAATGTATCACTATCAAAGTTAATAACTATTTTAGTGTCATCTAACGGATTAATAGTAAATGTACCAGTAATATAGTTGTCAGTGGCTGTTGACTTTAATAGTATTCTACTAACATCAGCTTGGTATGTACCTGGGTATGCTTCTGTAAGCTCTTTCCAACTAACTTCACCAACCTTATTTTTCCATACTAGTTGTGCAACATCGTCTTGCACACTAAGTCCATAATTTTGGAATGTACTACTAACACTTGTTTTATCAAACAGTCTCTTAGTATCAAAGTCCATTTGACCTGTGCCTGTATTTGGAAATTCACCATCATCAACAGTTCGAGTACTTCCGTCATCTTCACCATTACCAGTTATAGGTTTAGTATTGACCCTAGTTACAAATGTAGGTTCTGTACCATCTATTTGTCCTGCTATAGTAGCACCTAAGTTAATGTCACCACTTTGTTCGTTAAATATGTTAGATATAATGCTTGTTGTTACTCCTAAGCGTTTAACTTTAGCAGGTGGTGTTAAGTATATAGGTGTACTAAATTGTAAACTTGCAACATCTATTTCACTGTCTACTCCGACTGGAATTGATCTAGAACTAAATGTAATGCCTTCCATATTTACAACAGTTAAACTAGTCCAGTCTAAATAATTATCTGTAGTTTGTATTTCAAAACTAGGATTAAACAATATTAATATTTGTTCTAATATTTGTAATTTCTGTTCAGCATTACTAGCCCATATATCAGCGGTTAATTTAAGTGTATATGGTGCCGGCATATGACGTTCTACAGTGTAGTTTTTACCTTGTGTGTTAAGATACTCTCCAGTAGTACTATTGTATGTGCGTTCACGTACATGTCTTTTGCTTATTAAGCTAGAATCAGCTGTTCTGTCTCTATCCATTTCTAGGCCAGTTACATATACAGCCATACGCGGTGCTGTTGGTATTTTGTTTTCGGAATTGTCTCTTAATATATTAGCAACTTGTCGTGTTAAATCTCCGTACATAACAGGAACTTGTTTTTCATTTCCGTGCCCGTCTTGCACTTGGAAATTACTTAACATCCTTATAAGTTGAGTAATATACCTTCTAATTTGTGCATCATAAAAAAATTGCATTATACATCATCCGCTTTGGGTCTAAGTGCTTTACTTAGAGCTTGTCTTTCTGAAACAGTTTCGTCACCAATAACATCAGTATTTGTATTATTAATAAATGTGCCAATCTGTGTTTTTCTATCGTTAGTATTAGTCATTGTCATTCTAACATTATCTTGCATTTTAATCCATCTAGATCCATCATATTGAAACAGTCTATTTGGTAAAAAGTCTGTACGTAAAAAGTAATCTCCTGCTTCGTTAATAGCAGGGAAACTAGTACCACTTCCAAAAGCTGCTCCGTTAGGTGGTTGCCCGGCTTCAATTAAGTATCCTGCATATCCTGTTCTTCCTGGTGAACTTGCAGTTGGATCAGCAACGGTGCTTACTACTGCCTTACCTGAGTCATCAGTGTCAAGTGTATAATAATGCCCTATGTCGTATCCTGACTTAGGAGCATCTGCTTCGGCTTCTGTAAGTACAGCATCGTTTATAGCTTTTTCATTTTCGTATGTGCTTAGTAAATCCCTTAGGGTGTTGTCACTATACGCTGCCCAATTTAAAACGTCTGTAGGTGTGTTACCTTGCGTCTGTGACGTTGCTTCATATAGCTTGCCCTTATACTTTACAACTTGACCAATTTCGTATGTAGATGCTATGGCGTAATCCCCCATAAAGATATCTTCATCTTCTGGAGTTTCTAATATATCTGCAAACTCTTGGCTATCAACAATTTGCTTTAATTTAACTCTATATAAATGCGGAAACCATGTTGGACTAAATCCTTCTGCAGCTCTGTTTACATCTTCTACTACATAGTATCTTTTTAAACTAGTAGCAAAATCATTTTCTGCATGCTCGTCCTTTAAATGCGGTAGTTCTATAACATCTCCGCTCATTATTTTTCTACCAAGTGCTTTAACACTTGTAGTAATGTGTATAGTCATAAACAATGTGTCATTAGTTAAAAACAAACCAAATTGACTTAGGTCAAAATCGATGTCTTGTACATTGTATATGCCTCTAATTGTATAGATGTCTGAATCATATTTTCTGTCTCTATTTTCTAAAAACAGAATATCTTGAATCTGAGTATTATCTTTAACAACGTCACCATCGTCAGTACCTACATATTTGTGAATATTCACATCAGTACCGCCAATAGTAAACATTTCATAGATACGGTTATCCATGAATTTGTAATCGTTGCCTCTTTCGGGTTTATATAAACTAAGTCTTGGCATAGTTATATTTATCGTTATGTATATCTATCTTAACGATAAATACTATTGGAGAACAAAACATATGACAACAAGTATAAGCACACAAAGACAAGATATATTTGACTACGTTAACGCATTTTTAGGCGGAGGCATGGTTGATGTTGAACTTGATCCAATACATTATGAATCTGCGTTAACAAAAGCTCTAACAAAGTATAGACAAAGAACAGATCATGCTGTAGAAGAGTCGTACTTGTTTTTAAGTTTAGTCGAAGATCAAAACGAATACATACTACCAAATGAAGTTATTGAAGTGCGTAAATTATATAGGCGGTCAATTGGATCACGTAGCGGCAACGGTGGCGGTGCCTCAAACTTTGAACCATTTAACTTAGCATTTACAAATACATACTTACTAAGTGGTTCAACACAAATGGGCGGACTTGCTACATATGACATGTTTGCAGGGTATCAAGAACTTGTAGGCAGAATGTTTGGTAGCTTTATTGAATTTAAATGGAACTCTCCAACTAAGAAATTAACAATATTACAACGTCCAAGAGGCGCAGAAGAAGTGTTAATTTATGCATACAACTATAGACCAGACTCTCAGCTGTTTGACGACTACCTTGCAAAACAGTGGATCAAAGACTACACATTAGCTGCATGTAAGTACATGCTAGGTGAAGCAAGATCTAAATTTGCTACTGTTGCAGGACCGCAAGGCGGAACAAGTTTGAACGGTGATGCACTCAAAGCAGAAGCACAACAAGAAATGGATAAGTTAGAGCAAGACTTAACACTACAGGTAGCAGGCGGCGTCGGCTACGGATTCTTAATAGGCTAAAATACCCCAACGTTAGCGCCAACATCTTAAATCCTTGTAAATACATATGTAACAAGGAGAAGCCGATGTGTTCACCCGAAGTGCGTAAAGAAGCTAACCGATTTAACTGGATGATCAAAGGTCAACTTATTGATCCTGTTGAAAGTGACAGCTCAGTCGAACAAATATACAATTCATACTTTAAGAGACTTTGGGGAAATAATGAGAATTATATCCATGAAGTTGGGTTTGAAGAAGCATATCAAAAAACACTTGACAAGTAACAATAATTATTATATACTATATAGATAATATAGGAGTATAAGTTTTGTTGCCAAAGTTATTAATTGTCGGTCATGGTCGCCATGGTAAAGACACTGTATGTGAATTACTAGAGTCATACGGTTACACATTTCAATCATCGAGTAAGTTTTGTTCAGAGCTTTTTATCTTCAATGATCTAAAAGAGCAATACGGTTATGCTGATGAAGAAGAGTGCTATGCAGATAGACACAATCGTCGTACTGAATGGTATAATATGATACATGATTACTGTAGTGACGACTTAGCAAAACTAGGAAGAAACTTATTTGCCGAACATGATATCTATTGCGGACTACGTAACAAGCGTGAGTTCTTTGCAATGCAAAATGAACAAATATTTGATCATGCTATTTGGGTAGATCGTATAGATCACTTGCCTACAGAAGATCCTAGCTCAATGAGCATTGAACAATGGATGTGTGATTACACTATTGATAATAATGGTGACTTACAAAGATTAAAACGTAACGTTGATATTTTAATTAGAACAATTTTTAAAAATCGGGGATTAGATCTCCCTGCTTCCAGCGGCTACCTTCTTTCTGAAGCGTTCGTTGACAGTTAGCACATATAGTTTTTAAATTACTTGGGCGACAGTTATCTAAGCGACTGTCTATATGATATACATCAAATTGCTCGTGATGTTTTGATTTAAATCCGCACTTTTCACATTCGCACTTTTTAACATATCCGTACTGTGCCCATCTCGGCATGCCACGACCTGGTCCTCCGTATCTAACACAGCTTTCGCACATGCTCCTGTAATACGGCTTATCTTCTTTATAATAGTTTATAGCACATGGCTTTTTGTTACAATTTTTGCATAATGGTCTCATACTAGTATTTAGTTGCCCTTTTCGGTCCCTTTAATCGGCTGTTTTCTACAGGTGATTTCCTATTTTATGCTAAATAATAATAACAACTACTCAACAGGAGAAAAAAAATGGCATTATCATCACCAGGTGTTGAAGTTAAGGTAATAGACGAAAGTTTTTATACCCCAGCTGAACCAGGCACCGTACCAATGATTTTTGTTGCTTCCGCAGAAAATAAAACTAACGGAAGTGGCACAGGCACAGCGGCAGGTACGCTGAAAGCTAACGCAGGTAAACCGTACTTGCTTACATCACAAAGAGAATTAGCTGAAACATTCGGCGACCCAGTATTTTATACAGATTCAAATAACAACCCAGTACACGGCGGAGAGCTAAACGAATATGGTTTACAAGCTGCTTACTCGTTACTAGGTGTTAGCAATAGAGTTTACGTAACTCGTGCAGACATTGACTTAGGTGTGTTATCACCGACAGCGGTTGAACCAAAAGATAGTCCAGCAGACGGAACTAACTGGTTTGATACTAATGATAGTTCATATGGTATTTTTGAGTGGAACAGCTCACCAAAGAACGTCACAGGCGGTCAGTCATTTAGCGTAAGAACTCCAATTGTTATTACAGATACAACAAAATTAGATGGTAATGGTGATCCTAAAGAGTCAGTTGGTAACATAGGCGATTACGCTGTTAAAGCTACAACAGATGTACTTAGAGTATATTACAGAAACTATACTGGTAGTTGGGTAAAAGTTGGAACAGCGGCATGGATTAATTCACATGCGGTTACAGCTGGTACAGTTTCTAATCCGACATTGAGCGGTGCAACAAACTTGACTATTACTGTAGGCGCTGGTTCCGCTATCACAGTAACAGAAGATACAAACTTAGCAACTACAGTAGCAACAGCAAACGCAGATGCAAGTTTCCAATCAGCAGGCATTAGCTTTGCAGCAATTGATGGTAAGTTCCATGTATTTAATGATGCGTCAGAAGACGAAAGAATTACTATTGCTGATACAGATGGTTTACTTGCTAAATTAGGCTTAGTAGCAGCAACTTATGATGCACCCAAAACACAACTTAGTGCTCACACAAGTGTACCTGAATTTAAGTCAGGCGATTCAACACCACGCCCAACAGGAAGTGTTTGGTTAAAAACTACTGAACCAAACCAGGGTGCAAATTGGAAGTACAAGCGTTACAATGCTAACACAGCATTATTTGATAACGTAACAGCACCAATTTACGGTACAGCAGAATTAGCGTTATACGGATTAGACAGAAGTGGCGGTGGAGTTAATCTTCCAGTAGGAACTACTTATGTAGCATCAAACGCAGAATCAGCTACACTACCACAAGGCGCATTTACAATTTACAGTCGTGCTAACGCAGGTGCAACTACTATTACTGGTAGTGCTATAACAGCAGCTACATTTAGTGCTCAGTCATATGCATTTAATATTGCTGAATCAGACGCAGGTAAAACAGCTTTACAAAGTGCTGTAACAATTAGCTTTACAGCAACAGGCGCTGTAGGCGATGCAGACTTAATGGCAGGTGCTATTAACAACTCAGCATTAGAAAACATTCAAGCAGAAGTAAGTGCAGATAACAAATTAATTGTTAAGCATATACAAGGCGGCGACTTTACTATTGTAGACACAAACAGTGGCTTTGCAGCAGCTGGCTTTGTATCATTTGTAATAGGTAACCCTGCAACAACAGCTAACTTATACACAAGAGGAAGCGTATTAACAGCAAGTAACTGGAAGAAAGCAATATTCACAGCAAGTGATGGTGCTCCAGGTGCATTGGCTGCACAAGGCGCACTTTGGTACAACAGTGTTGTTGATGAAGTTGATATGATGATACACAATGGTACTACTTGGGTAGGCTATCAGAACTTTAGTTCAGATTATGCAAATACTAACCCAGCTGGCCCAATTGTTTCAGCAACAGAACCTACAACACAGTCAGATGCTTCAGCGTTAGTAGACGGTGATCTTTGGATTAGCACAGCAGATTTAGAAAACTATCCATTAGTATATAGATATGACGGTGTTAACTTAAAATTCACATTACTAGACACAGCAGACCAAACTACTGAAAGCGGTATATTGTTTGCAGATGCACGTTATAATACAGCTGGCGCAAATGCAGCTGAAGAAGGTACTATTGTTGATTTACTAACAAATAACTACTTAGACCCAGATGCTCCAGATCCAGCACTATATCCAAAAGGTATGTTGCTATGGAACTTACGTAGAAGCGGATTTAACGTTAAGCGTTTTGAGCGTAACTATGTAGACATTAACGGTACTAACGGCAGATTCAATAATGACGAATCAATGGCTAGTTACTATCCACACAGATGGGTAACT